GTACGCTTCTGATGGCTAAAGACTTTTTAAAAAGTGATATTGTTGGAGATCTTGAAGCTCAACTAAATCGTGATTTTAATACTGTTATAAGAAAAGCACATAAGAGTTTAGGAACAAAAACTCATAGTCCAGTCCGTACTGGTTTCTTTGCATCGAGTTGGAAAGTTGCTAATACTCCTCCAAAAGCTAAAGATGATATTCTTAAATTTAATCCTTGGGCAGAAATGAAAAGAAAAGAATCATTAGCTTTTTTTAAGAAAGATAGAGGTTTTAAACATAGTCCAAAAATACAACCAC